TTCCCGTCTATGGTTGTACTTGCTCCATGGTCATGTGAAGGCATTTCCCCTACAGTGAGTGTATGGGTTGCTTCCCCACCAGTAGAACCTGCATTATAGGTTGTTCCCCAAGAAGATTTACCTTGTGCTAATAACACACGACCTGCAGGCATTGCTTCCCATGTACCAAAGCCAAATAATGTAGCTGGATTAGTGCTAACTGTGGACATGTAAATACTTCCTACAGGATATACTTTTTTCAAGGTTTCTGAAATATTATTTTTTACATATGCAGTTGTAGCAACTCTAGTTGAATTATCTGTTGTTGCAGGTGTAGCACTATACATTGCTCCATTTGCTGTTATATTACCAGTTGTTTTTATATTTCCAGTTCTATGATTAATTGCTACACGTATAGGTGTACCACTACTACATAAATCTCTAAATCCTGTACTATACCAACTACCAATTAAAAGATTTACTTTATTTTGGCTTATAGCGGTATTTTCATCTACATCTCCTCCACCATATTTTATATGAGCAGAAGTTCCGCCGCTTATTACTAAGTTATTTGCGTTTGTAGCTGTACCATTAAGATTACCTTTAATGGTAACACTACTAACTAAATTCCCCCCAGCATAAGATAAGCTTGCTTTTTGTGCAACATTATCTTTATTTATAAGATTTAAACTTGTTGTCCCATTTGCACCTTTTAAGCAAAATCCACCTGCAATATTTTGGTCGCCAAAATAACAATCATCTCCGACTAAATTAAGTTTGTTGTTTGCTAGATTTAATGCACCTGTCATTGTCCCACCACTACGTTTAAGATATGTTGTGTTAATAGCGTTTCCATCACTATCTTGACTAGCTTTTGCTACTGTTCCTGTAACACCAATAGTAACTTTATCGTTATTAGCATCACCGACAAGACTGATATTTGTGCCTGCTGCTAATTCTAAAGTGTCTTGTTTTGTATCAGATTGTATTGTAGTTGAGCCTACTTTTACATTTGCAAAAGCGTTTTGATTTACTTCAGCACCACTAGCAATACCATCTAATTTCTTTTTATCTGCATTACTCATGTACCCATTACTACTTTGAGTTGCAGTAGTATGCGTATGGTTACTTGTAGCAAAATAACTACTTGCTTTACCATTTAAAAGAGCAGCATTTAAATTTGTGTTTTCTGTACCATTATTTATGGGAATTTGACCATTTTCGTTTCCAACGGTTAGCCCTCGTAGTCTGCCTGCGTTTACAATTTGGTCATCTTTTAAAGCTCTATTTTGTTCTCTATCACCAGCAGGAAAGTCAGATAAATAACTATCATCTGCTGGAAAATTAATATCATAAGCCATATAAATCACCTCTCATACAAATAAAAAAGAGCAAGATTTTAATACCCTCTTGCTCTCCAATTAATATTCCCTCCGACATCAGAATTATTACTATCTAAAACTCTGATTTTAAAACTTTGTTTTGTTTTATCGGTTATTTCACAACGAACACCATATCCTAAAGCATATGGTGTTACGATTGGAATTATATAAAATTCTTTTTTATAAGTTATTGTAGTTCCACCAATAGGAATTTTTAAACTGCCTTGTTCTTCTCTGTCTGGAACATCAATATAAATATCAATTTTATTTACTTCTGGAGTAATTGTATTATCTGCTGTTGATAAAATACATCTAAATTCTACATATCTAAAATCATATTGTGCTTCTGTAAAAACTCTCCAATCAGTCCACATTATGTTATCTTTTGATATTCTAAACTCTAACTTGGCATTTACACTTCCAAAGTGTCTGGACGTAGATAAAAATTTACAAGATATGTTTGCTGTAATTTCTTGTTTTACGTCTATAGTTTTACATAAATAAACCCCTTTGGAATAATATGTTCCATCTTCTTGTTTATCTAATTGCAAAACTTCACTACCACCAATTTCACTAAACATCATATTAGAATAATCACTAAATTTCCCACCTAAAGTTTGCCATGTATAATAACTTCCTCCGAACACTGTATGGTCGTGAGTACCATTTTTATCAACTATTTCATCTATAGTTAAAATAATATTTTTATCCGATAAACTCTCTATTCTTAATAATTGAGAGTTTTCTTTTACAGAATATCTTCGACTACGATTTATAGCTTTAATCATATATTTAAATGTGCCTTCAAAACTAACTTTATACTCATACTGACTAACTGTAACACCAGAAACAATAGTAGTGCCACTATCCCAAGAATAGCCTTCTCGTATTTCATATCCGACAATATCATTTTCTTCGACTTTTGCCCATTTAAATTCCACATAATCTCCATTTTGATATGCTAAAAAGTCTTTAACATCTGAAGGTTCATATATAGCATATAAATTAGCTCTAGTTTCATTTGAATAAAAACCACTTGTATTTACAGATTTTACAATAACATTTATATTGCCACTGCTAACATCTGGACTAAATGAAACCATAGTATTGATTGTCGTTGCTATTTTTTTAGCAGTATCCCAAGAATTACCATATCTAACTTCATAAAAGCTGATATCATACTCTTGCACTGCGTCCCAAGTTATATTAATTACAGTTTTGTCATTAGTATCTTGTTTAACTACTAAATTTGTAACAGGAGAAGGATTTAAGTCAAAAGTACACTCAAAATGGGCAGGATATAACGAATAGTAGCCTGCCATTGAAACAGCCTTTAACCAAAAATGATATGTCCTTTCTACATTAATAACAACATCATAATAAGTATTTGTAATATGAGAACTAATTAATGTTGAATTGTCCCAAGAATCCCCCATACGAAGTTCATAATGAGAGATATCTAATTCTTCTGGTGCTGTCCAATATAAATGTAATTCAGTTTTTTTAGAAATATTTTGAGTACCATTAAAACTTTCTATATCATATGGTTCAATCATAATATGTGTAAATAAATTATTTTTACGTGATTCAAAATTTGCTACTGTAGTAGCTGTAACAGATAGAGAAATATCAAGTGATTGTGGCATAGTATAAGTTAATGAATTTGTTATTGAAGTACCTATTTTTTTATTATTAATAAAGATAGAATAAAAAGCAATGTCATGAAAATCTGTTGGAATATCCCATATTACAATAATTTGACTTCGGTCTTTAGGGTTTTGTTTAACTTCAATATTTTCTATAATATTTGGTGTTAACACTAACTGTAAATCCAATTCTTTTGCTGTAATGCTATATTTATTATTATAACCTATAGCTTTTATAAAAAATTTATAATATCCTTCTTTTCTAATTTGATAAACAACGTTATTAGAACTTGATTTAGCTATAAATTTTCCACTATCCCAATCTTCGCCCATTCTTATTTCATAATTAACACCATGAGGAACTCGTTCCCAACTAAATTGTAAATTACTTCTATCTGTATCCATTTGAATTACTGAAAATTCTGTTATATCTTCTGGTTCAATTTTTATAGTTATTTCTTTAAATATGCCTTCGCTTTCAACATTAAAGATAGAATATGTTTTTACACCGATAGTATACGTACCACTAGAATTAGCAATATAACTATATGTTGTTCCATCTGTGGAATGTACCATTTTACCATTAACATAAATGTTATATTTAGAAAATCTACTATCTTCTACTTCATTCCAAGATATATTTATTTGACTTAAGTTATTGCTATCTTGTTCTACTGTTAATTCAGATATATCTTCACAAGACATATCTCTTTGAGCTGTTAATGTTAAAGGGGTTTGAGATAAATTACCACCATTATCAACAGCATAAATATAGAAATTATGAGCTTCATTATCTAAAATTTCATAGGTAAAGCTAGTAGTTATAGTCCTTCCTATTGTTTCAAAATTTTCATCTTTAATTTCATAACATTTTAAGTCCTTATCTTCAACAGGTGTCCATACTAATTTAATTTCGGTGGAGTTTGGATTATACCATACTCTACCTTCAGTAACATTACTAGGCGGAGCATCTTTACCAGAAACATAAAATACCTCTGAAATATATCCTGCTGAACATCTACCAGACGTATTCTCTAATACAATTTTAAATAAATAAATTTCATCTGTTTTAGCATTATTAATAATAAAATTATCACCAGTTGTTGAACCATAATAAGCCCATTCTCCGTTTTCTTCACCACATTGATAAAAGATTAAAGCTCTATGAAAATAATCATACACAGGCAATGTAAATTTAGCCAAAATATTACTAACTACAGTTCCATCACTATTAATGTAATATTCTTGATTTAATACTAATTTTTTTATTTCTGGAACAACACCTGTTAATGAAGTTTCCTTTGTTCCGTATTTATAAACCTGAATTGTTGCACCTAAATAATCACTATAAATATTTTTATTATAGTTTCTAGCAGATATTTCAAACGTACCATCATTATTTTCTTTTATTTCTGTAATTCTAAAAGGTTCATCTTTAAATACATTATGAAAAGAAAATTCAATGACATCTCCAGGTTCTAAGTGCATTGCTTGTTGTCCTGTTTTAAAAGATATTGTTTTAAAACATATTGAATTATAATCTCTATAAAAACGAGCAAGCCTTAACGCTTGATTTTGGCTTGTTGTTCCTTCTAAGCTAACAGATTTCTCTATAATTTTCCCTCTATTTTTTTGGTCTGCAAAATCTTCTACAATAGCTTCAACACTATTCCAATTATTCAATGGGTCAATAAAAGCAACAGAATATCTATTTGGTGTATCATCTAAAGCTAACGGAGCAACAGACAAATCTGAAGAATTACTATCATTAAATTTATATACAACATTTTCTGGCTTTTCAATTCTTAAAAATAACTTATCCTGTGAGCATACCAAAAATCCACAGAAGTTGCCTAAAATATCACTTATCCAGTTTAAAGCAGATTGTTTTTGGTCAATAACAATATTTAATTCATATCGTTTACAAGATATAGTTTCTCCACTAGAGCCTTTATAAGTAATTATTTCATCACAATAATCTGCTACTTCTTTAAAACTATCTTCATCAATATTTTCACTTGTTATCCATTTTCCTAATCCAAAACGTTTAGATAAAATAAAATCTCTTAAACACATTGCAGGATTGGTTGAATATTTTGTTTCGCCTGTTCGTGTATCATAAACTTTTCTACCTTTTACAAAACAACTTACAGACGGATTGCCATTTAATTCATTAGACACCATAAAATTCATATCTAACCATGCCATTTTAGGATAACCACCTACATCTACATAATTTGATGGTGGTGTTGAATCATAAAAAGTATATTTTGTACCACCTGTTACTGTAGAAGCTTGCATATTAACAGGACTTAAATAACAATGAATTTTTACTATTTGTTTGTATTTTTTATATCTACCAGTCCATAAAACCCTATTCATAAATATTTTTTTAGTAATTGAATTGGGAATTAAATAATAATAATATCCGTCCATACAACAACTATCTGGAGGATAGTCAATATATCCTAATCCAGCTTCTTTGCCATTTAAAGGAAACGTTAAAGTTTCTTCACCAACATACTCACCTTTTTCTTCTAAATTCCATAAATCGCCAGGATATTTACTTGTTGTTGCCGTTGGAAAAGCTTCCCAACCATCACCTATTTTATTAATATAAGTTATTAATTCTGGAACACTTGTTTGCCAACTCCATAAAGTATCAGCACTAGAAGCATCATCTTTATTTGCTAAGTATAAGTCTTTGGTTGTTCCATTACATGATAAATACAAATGTTTACCATTCTTTTTAACAGTTGCATCAGCATACATTGTATTTTGAATAGTAAATACTGTATTAGACGTCTGCTCACCAGTCGGAATAAGCAAATCATTAGCACTAACACTTTCAATACCTTCAATTCCACCTTCACATAAAACTACGTGCTTATGAAGTGTATTTTGGTCAGCATTTGTTTCATGAAACGTTTGATTTCCAGTTATTTTTCTATATCCATAAACGACAGGAATTGTTGCTGTGCTAGACATAGTTTCTTGTACCTTATCGAAACGTTGAATATTAGGTGAGTTTGTATTGCTTGTTTTAGGTTTATGGGTTGCACTCCATATTGAACTACCTAAAGAAGCACCTAGAATTGCTCTAGACATAAAAGATAATCCGCCACCAAAAAAAGAAAAACCACCGCTTAATAGTCCTAGCCCTAAACTAAATAAAAATTTTCCACCACTTTTTCCTCCGCCTTTTCCCAAAATATCACCTCATTTCTATCTATAAACATTTTCAAATGGAATAGCAGGAAATCCACTAAATTTTTTCATGTTATTAAATCTATTTTGACAAGTTTCTTTAGTCTTATCACAACCTCTAATCAAGGTTGCATATATTCCATCTTTTATTCCATCTTGTAAAAAAGAATAATTTACAACAATTTTATTATCTTTATTAGATAAAATTAATCGTGATTCACCTTTAATAGAAATCACACCATCTTTCCAATAATTTTCAGCATATGTTGATGTTAATAATATATTACTATTATCAGAACCTTCTGATAATTGAACTGTTGTTTCCTCTAAAGGTATCCCACATTCTTCATCACCAAATTCACTATTACAACACAGTTGACAAGTTCTATTTGGAACTTCTATATTTGGCAATCTAGTATTTAAAGAAAATGAAAATACACCATCTGAATAACTACAAGAATTAACATATCCCATAAAAGAGATGCTCTTTATGGTATCATCTTCTAAGCTATCTGGATAAGATATTTTAAATATTGTTACGTCTGCACCTCTAAAATCAAAACCATTACTTAAATAAGCTAATTTATCATAATTTCCATCACCTAAGCTAATTTCGCAACTATCAATGACATTATCCATACTTTTATCAATAGTTTCTCTTTGAAATGGGATTGCCATATAAGTCTGTCCAGCAAATGTGATATCTGTATCAGTAGCAGCTAAATAAATTGTTCCTGTTTTTAGCTTTACTATATAAAGTTCTATAAAAAAAGTAGCATCACTATCTTTCATTTCGCTCATTTTTTGCGGTAAAATTATCACATTATATCACTCCTTAACCTCAATTAACGTTATATCCAAAGTAGCACCTATCTTTTTGCCTTTTACATCATAAAACCATTGAGGTTCTAATGTACTTCCAAACCTATATATTTTTTTATTACCATCTCTAAACACATCACAATAAAATGTTTCTAACATTCCTTTGCGGTCATTGTAAAAATCAATAATTTTATTTATATATTCTGTTAATCCAGTCGTTGTAAACGTACAAGTAACTTCTGGTGAAGTCCACGTTTGTTGATATTGTTTTTTTCCATTTTCAAATTGTACAGTTCTAGTATTCCAATCATACTTTTCTGTAGGTTTTTCTCTTACATAAACTTTTAATTCTTCCAAAATAATCACTCCTACATAATCTATTGATTTTTAAGGGAAATTATTCCATTTTAATCATTTTTTCTTTTAAAACCACTAACAAAACCATTTATCCATAATTTTTTATGATAAACAGTACTAATACTTTTTCCATATCTAACAGGAACTTCCATTCCTAATACTTTTCCATATTCTAAATAAATACCAAAATGATAATCACCAGCTACATCAAACAATATAATATCTCCGAAAGAAAGTTCATTAAGGTTTTTAGTTTCTTTAAAATTTTGTTTAAAATACCTGAATAAACGAATTGCACCATCTGTTTTTTGCCAGTCTTTAGTAATAGGCTTTCCATCTTTAAAATCTTGTTTCCACCCATGTTCTTTATAAAATAATCGACATAATCCAATACAATCGCACCCATCAAATGAGTCTTGATTAAAATAATGTGGTATGCCTACATATTTATTAATATCTTCCAAATTCAACACCTCTTTTATGTAAAAAAAGACGTGCAAAATAAGCACGTCTTATCTAAAACCTCTTTTTTGATTACCATATAACAAACGTTGTAATGCTCTAGGGTCTTTTGCAAGTTCACCAAAAATTTCTTCTTTAGATGCTCTTGTATTTAAAATAGTAACATTGCCACCACTAGAATTATCTTGTTTAGCAATATTAGTTAAAATAAGATTTTGCTGTCCCAATAATTCTTCCATACGAGCATTGTTATTTTGTTTTTGAGCTTCTTGTTTGATGATATTACTTGCAATATTTGGATTTTTAAATGTTGGAATATAAGGTTCTGGAACAACTGCCCCACCAGAAGCAAACTTATCTAAATTCATTTGCTCTAATATAGCACCATATTTTTGTGTTGCATTTGCGTTCATAATGTATTCACCATTAGAAACAGCGATAAACTTACCCTGTTCTTCCAAATAAGCTAAAATACTATCACTAACACCAGTTCCTGCACCTTTAATTTTTCCACCATTCTTAACAGAATTGCCACCTGTTGCAAACTTTTCTAATGAGCCACCAGTAGAAAATAACCCTATTACACTAGGCAATAAACCTATATAACTACCAATGTTATTACCTTTACCACCAGCAGTATTTACCATTGTTTGCGAACCAAAAGATGATACAGCACTTCCAAATTGACTTACATTTCCACCAAACTGCTGAATAGCCATTTCTTGCATATTAGCTGTTGTTGAAAATTGAACAGCATTAGCTGTATCTTGTGCAGTATTAACACTATCTTGAATAGTATTAACGTTATCCTGCACAGTTCCCTGTAACATATTCTGTGAAGCTAATAACATATTCTGTGAAGCATTATTTAAGTTAGAACCTTGAGCATAGAAATTAGCAATGCCCTCTGTACTATTATTTCTTTGTACTACTTCCGCTGTTGATAATGAAGCGTTAGCTTCTTTTCCAATAGTATCATTTTGACGATTATAGTTATCTACATAGCGTCCAGCTTCTTGTTTTTCAGTAGTATTTAATCTAGGTTTTCCAAATCCAAGTACATTTGAAACTAAATCCCAAACGGAATTTGTAGAATCTTTTATTCCCATCAGTCTGTCTAAGGCTACTTTGGCTATTTCATTCCATAAATCAGTCCAAATGTCTTTAAGCGAACTACTGCCTTTAATCCAGTCATATAAGATATTTGAAATAGTTTGTTTATTTTCTTTTGTTAATTTTCCAGACGTTTCTTCAGCTTTTTTCTGTAATTCATTTAATTTGGTTTGAATTTCAGTAATTTCTTTTGATACTTCTTCTACTTTTGATTTATATTTGCTACCACTAGCAATATATTTATCTCTTTCTGCATTTAACTTTGCGAGATATTCACTGTAAAGCTTAATTTGTTTTACAGTATTTTCATGGTCAACTTTATTAGTCTGCCAAGCTAAACCATCATATGAGCCACCTCTAAACATTGCAAAACTAGATTTCCATAAAGACATTCTTTTATCAATAACATCTAATTCATCTTCTAATTGTTGTTGAGGTGTTTTTAACCCTTGAAATTGTTGTAATATCAATAAAGAAGATTTCATACTTTGATTAGCTTCATCAGCTTTATCTTTAATATCTTTATATGACGATACTATATTTTCAAGGTCATCATCTCCGATTGTTTTTGAATAATCCTGTGCAACTTGTTGAAGTTGTTTATATGATAAATCTTTCCAATTGTCAAAACCAGAATTAGCAAGTTTATCTTTCAATACACCTTTATCAAAATATTCTGTTATTTGTTGTTCTATATTAGATACAGAATCAGAAAATATTTTATATCTATTTTGATATCTTTTATATTGTTGTTCCTCGTTTTTATATTCCTCGTTGTTTGCTTCAAAATCAAAAGTACCATACAAACTTTTTCTATTAGAAATATCATTTTTATTTTGAGAATATTCTTTATCCTGTTGTTCTATTAATTCAAAGAATTTTTCAGAATAGTTATTTGCTTTATTTATTGTTCCATTAATAAATGTACTTAAATTATCAGATAATTTTAATTTACCAATTTGAGAACCTGCATTATCTAATGTTAATCCCATAGCATATTCAACTGAAGTAAATGTATCTACTAAATTAGGGATATCTTTCCATGATTTTCCACTAGCACCATTAATACCTGTATACCCAAGATTACTATTAACAACAAACGCTTTACCATCTGTTGTATATAAGATATCTCCTGCTATTGGTGTTTTTTGAGAATATTTTACGTTCATTCCCATTGCATCAGTCATTCTTAACATCATAGGAATATCTTTAACATTTCTTAGATTGTACATTTTTTCATCATCAATACCATAACTAGAAAAAAGGTCTTTTACAAATTGAGTATCATTAAATCCTGTAGAATATGCTCCACTTTCTGCTCCTGTGCTTATCCCGCCCCAAATGTATTTAAAATCAGATAAACTACCATGAACTACTTTTTCTTGACTTGTTGAGTTTCCATAATAACCACCATGCCCATCTGCTATTACAACATGGTCTGGTTCATCAAAAACACCATCAGAATCAGTAATTACAACATCTCCAGCATTAAAACCAGATGTTTTATTTAAAAATTTATCTGTATTTTTTACGTTATTGTATAAATCTGGAACGTACATATCCATAGTATCAGCAAAACTGCTATTCATTTGTCCTAAAAAAGCTTTAACAAAAGCTGTACAACCATTAGCACCATAATATTTACCATCTTCAACCATTTGGTCTGCCCATTGGGTTGCTTCTGATAAATTAGTTGTACTAGCTAATTCCAATTTATTGCCAAAACTAGAAGTACCATTAATAATATCATCATGTAATTTATTAAAAGCAGTTGCGTTTCTCACAGCTTCATTTGAACGTGAGCCATTTTCACCTTCATTGTATTTAACATACGCTTCAAAATAATCCCCATTAGCAAGGTCTAACATTTTTTTGAAATGTCTTACACCAGCATTGATATTATCGTAAATATCCCAAATATCTTCACCTGCAATCATTTTATCATTAGACACTTGCGTTAATCCTTTATATGGGGTTCCCTCTCCAGTTCTTACATTATAAGAACTTTCTTTTTGTACTAAAGCGTGAATCCAATTTTCATCAACACCATATCTAATAGAAGCATCTGCAATAGCTTTATCAATATTGCTATTTCCTGAACTAATCAAAGCTCCTGATTGTATTAAACCACTTGACATTGTAGATTTTAAATTATTAATACGGCTTGTTTCATCAGCAACTATAGCAACTCTTTCTAAAACCTTATCATAATCAGCCTGCTGTTTAGCTAATTTTTCTGCTTCTTTTTCTGCTTTAGATTTTTTCTTATCTTCATTACTTTGTGGCGGTTCAGCAATTTTATCCCCTCTATTTGAGTCTGCACCACCTGTGTCGTATCTGTTTTTATTAATGCTTTCCTCATATTCAGCAATTTGTATATTCTTTTCATTTATAGAACTATCTATATCTGCTAAAATTTTTTCTATTTCATTTTTTTTTGCTTCTAAACCAGATACATCACCCAATTTACCTTGTTCATTAATAACTTCATCATCAGCTTCTTGTGCATAAGCCTCTTGATTAGCAATATAATTTTTGCTCCATTCTTGCTGAGCAGACGACCAATTTGCACCATATTTATCAAGTCTTTCTTTTTCTCTTTCAGCATTGTCTTTAGCTACTGCACTTCTTCTTTCCCATATTTTTTTACTTACAGACCATTCAACCTTGTCTAAAATACCTAATGCTTCTACTTCTTTTTTATAACCCTCTATTCTTGCTTTTATATTTTCTAACATAGTTTTCGTAGAATGTCTACTGCTTTCTAATTGAGCCTTATCTGCTTCTAACTTTTGTTTAGTAAGTTCAGTAGTTGCACTTTTTAAATCATCAAAAGAATCTATTATATTACCGTTAACTTTAACAATGATTTTTCCATTTTCATCTGTTGAAATGGTATATTTGTTATTTTTATCACCTAAGCCTTCAATAACATCTTTAATGATATCATAAGTATTCGACAAATCTTTTTGTATTTTTATTTGTTCTTCAGAACCTTCTGCCATTTTTTTAGAATCCTCTGTCATTTTTCTATATTGTTCTGATAATTTTTCAGCAGTATCAATAGCTCTCATCTTATTGTTATATTCTTGTTCTCTTTTAGCATTTTCTTCATCTAATGTTTCAATTAGTTCTTTATGAGCATTTTTTTCTTCACCTAATTCGGATATATAGGATAATAATTCAGGTAAAATTAAAGTAATAGCTGTTAATACTAAACCAAATCCACCACCAAATAAAGCTAGGGTTGCAGAAGCAGCCTTAGAAGCAGTAGACATTCTACTTGTAGCAACAGTGTTCCTGTCTTTTGCAATCGTATTAGCATTTACTTGTGTTGTATTTTTTAATTCACTTGCTGTTTCAGTAGCTAGGGTTATTCCATTTGTTTGGTTAGCAACTTTATTAGCTTGTTTAGCACTTGTGTTTTCTTTTACACTAGCTGTATTACTTTTTATTCCATCAGTATCTTTATCTACATTGACACCATAATAACCTTGTAAGAACATATCACTATATCTATTGTTTATTCTGTCAGAAAAACTTCTTGATTGTATGTTATTCGTTTGATATGCTATGTCTAATCCAGCCATACGACCTTTAAATTGAGCTAATTTGTCAACTAAAAAAGGTACACCCTTATAAGCAACGACTCCTGCAACTATTGTTTTTATCCAGTTCGACCATGAAATATCTAACTCTTTAACACCAACAACAAGATTATTAATTTCATCAGTAATATCTTTTAAATCATTTAAAACACCACTTTCGCCGATATCAACAAAAAGTCCTTTAATATTAGTCCCTAATCGTTCCATTTTACGATTTAGTGTATTTAATTGAATATCAATCTGTTTATCCGTAAATCCAATTACTTCATCAGAATTTAGTAATCCAGACATACGAACTAACTCATTATAATCTTTTAAAATAGCAGTCATTTTAGATACTTGATATTTACCACCAGATAAAGTAAGTAATAATTTACTTGTTTCTTTCTCTGTAGTTTGCATCATTCTGGAAATATCTAAAATTATATCTTCCATACTTCTTAAAGATTGTGTGCCATCACCATTATCTTTGTATACATTAATTCCAAAATCTTTTAAAGCTTCGATTGATTTATCAGATTGCATACTATTAATAAAAGATTTAATGCTATTACCAATTTCATTACCACTTCTACCTGTAGTACGAACACCAGTAGCAATTAAAGCATTTAAAAATTCAAAAGATACACCTGCTTGATGAGCAGCAGCACCAGCTAAAGAAACACCTTCAGTTAAATCTTGTGCTGAAGCAGCACCTCTATGTGCAGCTAAAGTCCACGTATCAATAATACGATTAGAATTAACTAATAACTGGTTCGTATCATCTGTTTGTAATTCAAATTGGCTTAATGCAGATTCTAAACCCTTTGTAGCTTGCATTATTGGAAAATTATCAGCTACAGCAATTCTAGCAGCTTGTTGAGTTAAAAGATTGGTATTTGTAACACCATTTTCTCCTTGTCCATACATTCTACCAATAGATGCACCAGCAGAAATCACTTCTTCAACAGCAACTCCAAATTTAGAACCAATATCAATAAATGTGTTCATTTCTTTATTAACTGTTTTTAAACCTTCCATACGTTCCATTTCAGATAAATTTTTATCTAAACTATTCATATGTGCGTGTTCTATTTCTGGCATTACCTGTTCTACTGTTGCAAATCTACTTTCTAAATCTTTCATAGTATTTACAGCATATCCAGGCAACACTAAAGGAACAGAAGCTAAAATGGAAGAAGCAATCCATGTCATGTGTGTTCTTAAACCTAATTTCATTTTTTCACTTAAAGACATTACATTTCCTGTTGCTTCTTGTAATTTACGTAAAGATGAAGCTGTTTTATCAATTTCAGCTCGTGCTTGTATCATAGTGTTACGATATGAAGCATTTGTTCTACCACTTTGTTCCCAAGCATAAGTAGCATTATCTAATATAGTTCTAAGCTTAGTCATTTTTTCACTATAAGATGTAACATAACTTAAATCTAATAATGATTTTGAAGTTACACCGCTTAAATAATTTTTTCGAGCTTCATTATTAAAAGACGCTCTATCTTGCAGAATAGGCAATTCAGAAACCATTCCACCACTAGAAACAACATTGTTTTTTGCATTTTGTAATCTTTTTTCTACACTCGCATACTCTTTTTCACTTAACTGAATACCTAACTCTTTTTTCTTATTTACACTATCAAGAATATTATTATATTTATTAATAGAATCTGTTATTTTAGCATAAGTCTGTCTACTTCTATTTGAATTTTCTTGTATTCTCTTTTCTTCATCAGTAAAATAATTATCAAGATTTTTTTTATTTTTTTCAGCTTGTTTCTCTTTTGAAGTTTCTTGTTTACTCCATTCTTGATAAGCTTGTTTACTTCTATTTGAATTTTCTCTAATTCTTTTTTCCTCGTTAATATAATAATCATTAAGTGCTTGTTTATTTTTTTCGGTTTGAGCTACTTGTGCTTTTTGCCTATTTTCTTCTGCTTTAGCTAATAACATTTGATTATTTAATTCTTGTTTAGCTCTAGCTTCAGACAACTTTTGTTGTTCTTTTATTTGATTATTAAGATTACCTTTATTTACTTTAGTTTGAAAATCTTCTAATTCTTTTTCTAAGGCTCTAAGTTTATTAAGAGTGATATCAAATCCAGCACCATTTAATGTTAATGTTGTAGAATTATGTTTTTCTAAAATTTCAATAGCTTTACGAACTTCACTTAGATTTTGTTTTATACTTTTAAAGTTTTCAGTTCCAACAATTTTTAAGTTAACTAATAATTCTTCTCTATTATTAGTTTTTAATTCTTGTTTTAATTTTCTTAATTCTTGTTGAGCTTCATCTATTTTAGTTCTAACTTCTATATCATATATAATTTTCTCATTATCCTGTTCCATTTAATCACTCCCTATTAACCAAACTGTGAAAGTAAATAATCTAATGCTTCTTTGCCTTCTAATGTATCAGATGTATTATTTTCGTCTAATTCTTTTCTAATTTCCTCTGAATAATCATTCATACCCTCTAATATATCTTCAAATTCAGGAATAGTTAAATCTTTTATATCTTTAATAGTTAAAGAAGTGTTACTAATAATGCTTGCAAATAATTTATTCCAGCTTCCATTACCACCTGATTTTACATCACTTTTTTTTTAAATTGAGATAAGCCTAAAAAAATTGTAATAATTTCTTCTATCAATTTAAAATCTAACCATTCAAGAATTTGTTCTTTAGTTTCTTTATAGTTTAAAGCTAATTCAATAACTTCATATATTCCATTCATAAAGCTATCATTTTGATACATATACATAACTTGCCCATTTTCATTTTGTTTAGGCTCGCCATTATCTTCTAACCAAATATCAAGCATTTGAACTTGCAAATACATTGGATTATATTTAGAAGTAAATTCTGTTAACTTGTTTAAATCTTTTAGTTTACAACTATAAATTTCGTGATATTTTCCATCTCTATCAATAACTTTTTCAGTTAAGCCAAAAAAACTATTTTTTTCTTCCACTAATAATCACCTTCTTTAAAATACTAATTTATGTAAATTAGGAGGAAATCCTCCTAATATTATCCTGCTGCATAAGTACCAGTTATAGCGGCAGTCGAGTTGTCAGACAATCTGGCAGTACCGGTGATTGCCGTTCTATTGATGTTCAATGTAATATTCGTGATTTTAGCACCAGTATCGCCTTTTTCGCCTTTAGCACCAGCTACTCCTTGCTCACCCTTATCACCTTTAGCTCCAGTTGCACCAGTTGCACCTTTATCGCCTTTTACAACTCCGACTTTAGACCATGTGGCATTAGCAGCATTCCCATCTTTTGTACATTTATATACTTCATATGTTGTAGAATTTAGATACAGGTCGCCTAAAAGAGAATCTAACCCTGAACTTTCAAATTTCTTATTACTAGCTTCTCCGCTTAATGCTGTACCTACTGTCCAAATAGAACCACGTTTGCCAGTATCTCCCTTAGCACCAGTTGCACCAGTTGCACCAGTTGCACCAGTATCGCCTTTTTCGCCTTTAGCACCATTAGCAGGTTTATTAATCCATGTAGTTGTTCCATCTCCATTAGTAGATAAAATTTGACCACTAGAACCATTACCACCACTAGGAACATTAATCTTTGTTTCTAATTCTTTATGTGCATTTTCTACACCAACTTCAAGATTGTTCATTTTTGTGTCAGTAATAGTATCGCCACTATTCCAAGTTGTTTTATTATATTTACTCATATTAAATCACCTCTTATTTAACTTTAGATACCCCTATTTTTGCTTCTCCTATTTTATTTGAAGAAATAGGGGGAATTACTCCCCCTGTGTAGGAATATCTGTTAATGTAATTTTCATTAAACCTTCTTTTGTTTCATCTCTCATTGTTTTAAATTTAATTTCTGGTGTACTTGCACTATCACGTGCTGTTTCGATTGTTAAATTACCATCAGCGATTGCTTTATAAACTTCAATACATAAACGTTTCTTTTCACCTTTTAATGTATCTGGTTCAAACACAATATACATTTTTACAGGTTCAGCTAAATCATTATTTAAAGCAAGTACCTGTACGCCTGTTGCATCATAACTATAAACAACAATATATTCGCCTTCTTTAGTAGATGCACCAAAAGTAACAGCACCATCTGTACTAACAGCAATACCAGATACATCAGCACTAGAACCTTCTTTTACATCAATAGTAGAACCATCTTCAAAAGAAGCAGATTTTACTTTTACATTTGTTAAATGCTCACCTAAACTTTTAGTTGTCTTAGTAATTTTAGCAATATTTGTACCTTGAACTGCTTCTTCAGTAATAATACTATCCATTAAAATACCTAATTGGCTCATTTTAAAAACAGCATTTGTAAAAGAAAATTCAGTTGTACATTTTGTTGCATAAACATAAATTGGGTCTTTTCCATCTCCACCATAAAGTTCAGAACTTTCGGTATTAATTGTCATTGTCATTTTTTGACCTTTATCGGAATAAAAACTTCGACCAGTATTTAATCCGACAGCATAGAATTTGCCAATGCCTTTTAATACGACATCTTTGTTTTTATTAACAGCATTTGCCATTCACATCATTCCTTTCAAAATAAAAAATAGACACTAAAATAAGTGCCTATTAAAAATCATTAACTCCATGTCATAGGTAAATATTCAATTACATATTTATAAACATTTTTTATATCACAAAAATCTTCGCCCTCAGCAACAATTCTTAATTTAAATTTTTCTCTCATTATGTTTTTGATTGCTTTAACCAAAGGCTTAGCCTGTAATCTATTAAATGTATAGGTTTCTATTTTTAGTACAGCATAATTAAGCAAGTAATTATTACTTTCACTTGCATCTGAAAAATAAATACTTACAAGAGGAGGATTTTTTGTTTCAAATAATTCCATATTTAACCTTTGAAGATTTATTTTTTTAGATAAAAGTTCTTTATCTTCTTTATCCTGTACTTTTAATGCTAATAAAAAAGATGAGTCATTTTTTAACTCATCTACTATTGACGATTGCATATCAAAAGTGTCTTGTATCATTTATTTTTCACCTCGATATCAAGCTGTGATTTTATTATATTTTTTAAACTATGCTTAAATATTTCTTTTATAGCACTATTTTTTGTTACATTCTTTTTTACTACAAAATAAGGTTTTATAGGTTTATAAATCCTTTCCATGCTTTTACCAGCCCATCTTCCACCAGAAATATAAGTATTATTATCTAAGTCTTGATAACTACCCGCTACACGTCCTGTAACAAAATGTCCTTTTCTAACTACATTCCATCTTTTTACATTATTTTTATATTTATGTAAATATGGATTATCTGTTTCACGAGCCATTAAAGAACCTTTCCCATATTCTATTAACCATGCTTTTTGTCCTGTGGCTTCAATTCTTCCTATTGTAGTATTCTTATCATTGCTATTAATAATACTAAAATTTACATTAGCTTCTCCATCAACACTTCTTAAACTATCCCATGTGCGAGAAATTTCCTTACATAAGCTTTTCCCATATGTTGTTAATGCTTGCTCTACCTTATTTTTACTCATTTGTTGCTCTTGTATCTTCACTTAGCTGTATGTACAGCATATTTTCATATCGTCCAACATCTATATTATCAACTTGATAATTTGCACCATTAAATTTAACACGATACAGCTCCTCGATATCAATATTATCTTGAACCATAATTATTTTAGTTGTATCTTTTAAAAGCCCTGCATCATAAAATTTCATATTTGCAGAAACATCTTTAAAATAAATAGGAACATCTTCTAAAATAATTTCTTCAGTGCTTCCAACATATTCTACATCATCATATTGTTTATCAAGTCTACAAATGGTAGCTTTTGCATTAATTCTTATGCTTTGACACTCTACACACTCTTTAGTTGCCTGTTTTGCTATAATAAAGTAGCTATTATTATCTTTTGATGTCTTTCTGGTTATTAAATCGCCACAAATTAAATTTGAATTAGAAAATGCTAGTATTTTCTTTTCGTCATTAATTACTCTACTATCTGTACTTTTACCACGTCTTGTTATGAGAACTTTTTCTTCTGGCTTGCCTACGATATCAATGTTTTCTAATCTATCACCATAAAAATTAAGTACACACGTCATTGCAATGTAATTGTATCTACTAATCTTTTAATTTCATTAGTAAATATCCCTTCATTTTTTAATGTAAGCTTAACATCATAATCATCTCGGCTAGTCCATTCTAAAGTTCCACCCATTTGTGCAAGATTTTGTGCCAAAAGACCAACAGCTCTTTTTAATTGTTCTGGATATTCATTTTCGTTATATCCAGCAGTATAAGTTACCTTTAATGTTTTTAATTTTCTTATTGGAGAAACAAAATCTTGAGGTAAATAAAAAGAAAAATATTTTGAAGTATCTTCATCAAAACATAATGAGTCTACACTATAATCAATCCTTGTAAATTTACTAAATACTGTAGGAACAATAGTATAAACTTCTTTTATTTCTTTTCTAGGTAAATGTTTTAATTTTCCTCTATATGGTTCTAAAAAATCAACAAACCTAGAACGTTTATTAAAATTTACTAGCTCTGTATATTCTTTTAATTCAAAACTTGTACCTTTGTAAGCATCTATTAAAAAACAAGCGGTTTCTACATGACCTATATTGGTTTCTTTTACTATTGGACAATAAATAGGGATTTCTTCTTCCGTTATATACAATTTATCGCCTCCTTGAATTGGTGAAACAAGGGAATAAACCCTTATTTCACTACCTTACTTCGCCCTACTTTAGCTTTTCCAATTTTGGACTCTGCTGTAGGGACACTTACTCCCCCACTGTAACATCTTTTGTTAAGATAAAGTGAGATGGAGTATCTACACCATGTAAAATATAAGTGTCAAAGTTAATTAAGTTTTTGTCTTGCATTAATGCAGGATTGTTAAGTGGCTGATTAGGATCTTGTGTTACAAACATTTTAGGTGCATCCCAGAATAACCATACTCTATCAATCATTTTTGTATTTAATGCAACAATTTTATGTGTTTGTGTAGAACCAGATTTATCAACTTTAATAAATGGTGTTAAATGGATTGGGATTGTACCAATCTGTGTTCTAATAGCAGGAACTTCAACACCTGGAACAATGCTTACATTTACAAACATTTGGTATAAATTATGTTCATTTTTTGCTTCTTCTTTGCAAAGTAAATCGTAAGTAATAGGGTTCATACATAATACATTTGGTCTACCAAGATAAACAGTCTGAGATTGTGCTTCAGCAATTTTAGACTGAATATTTTCAGCAATAGTTCCTGTAGTAATTGCTGTTTTTGTTTTAATTTGATTTAAAATACCCATATATGTCCATTTAGTTGTATCATTTAAAGTAGGACTATCACCATTCCAAAATTCATCAACAACAGTACGTTGATAATCAACAAACATATCTCTTGTATCTTTAGCAATTAAATCTTCATTGAAAGAGCCATAATTTTTTTGCATTTGTGTTTCGAAGAATGGATATTCAATACCTGTAATATGGCAACGAGGTAATGCTGTTTGCCAATTATCACGTTGATATTCTGCACTAATCGTATCTAATTTATAACGGGCATTTTTATATTCATCACTGCCAATGCCTTTTTGAGGATCAACAGCTTTTGTGTTTCGTGGAATTGATTTTTGTTCGTTCCATGCGTGAGGATAACCAGTAGAACGGACAGAATTACACATTACACCAATAGGGAACTCTCTATTTAAATAGTCTTTTAAATCATGGTCATAATCTTGAATAACTAATGTGTGATTTTTATTAATTGTTACATTTGGTGTACCACTTGCAGATTTAATTTCTTTACCAAGATTACCGCTAAATTTATATACACCTGTATATAATTGTTTCATACTCATTAAACATCAACTTCTTTCTATTAAATTTAGACAATAAAAAAGACGGATTTTTCCGTCTTTAAATTCAAAATATTCTGTTATTTTAAATTAAAATAATGGTTTGTAAATATTTTCAAATTTTACACCTTGCTCATTAAATTTAATTTGAAGGCGAGCTTTTGCTTTTAATTTTTCATATTCACCCATATCTGAAGCATCGATTTTATTTAATTCTGTTACAAAATTATTATCGCCTTCAATATCTGTATTTCCTGTGAAAGATTTTGGTTTTGGAATATTATTACTAGCATTAATTTTTTGTTCAAACTTAGTAAGCATATTTTCAATATCTTCTAAAGTAACTTGTTTTCCTTTACTTGCTTCTACAGGTTTTTCTTCATTTTTATTTTCTTCAGTATTATCTTCTTTAGGTTTAACTTCTGTTTGAGTTTGTTTTAAATTTTCAATACTTGATTTAATATCCTCAATTCCTAAACCTTCAATTTTATCATCAAAAGTTTTTTCTACTTGTGCCACGACTTTAGACACTAAACTTTCTGATAAACTTTCTGTTAAAGCCTTTAATTCTTCTTTTGTCATGTGTGCATCACCTTTACTTTCTTTTTCATCTTTTCCTTTTTGTAAACTAGCTGCTAATTTCTCAATATAAGTTTCTTCCCCAAATGCAGCACAATTTCGCCATAATAAAGCACAGCCAAAAGCTTCCCATTCATCAATAACCATGTTTTCATTTTCATCTTCATGTAATTTAGTTGGATATATTTCGATACTAAAACCTAATGAACGTTGTGCATTTAAAATTGTGGATGCTAATTCAGGGAAAGTATCTTTCCAAACAACAATTTTTGCCATTAATTTTTTCCCATCTTGCCAAGCATCTTCAATAAAACCAAAGTGCATACCCCAATATCTATCACCATGTCCTGTAAAAGTATCTGGAATATAGCCCCAATTTTCAAAAATACAATTCATTGGTTGCCCCTTAAATGACTCAATACATTTATCAGCATTTTTACCAGATAAAACAATTCTTTTACCATCTGCTCCACATGGAGAACCTTCACTAGCTTCGTCTATAGTTGCAATACAGCCAACAATATACATTTTATTCGTGCTAGACTCAATTTTTATTTCATTGCCACTTGATTCAAAATTTATATTTTTATTTTGCTCATTATTTTTATCCAATTTTAACCACCTCCCTCGCTAACTTTTTTATTTTTAGCATCAGAAGTATCTTTTATATTACCTACCCCATTAAAACCAGCTAAACCTAAATCTCTATTAATAACAGCTTTTCTTTCATCACCAGCTAAATTAGCATAATCACTTATAAGAGGGCTAAAACCAACACCTGTTCTCCATTCATTAATTGTAATAGTACCTGTAGTAAAGGCATTATTAAATCTTGTCCATTTTTGAGTTTTTAAGCTTTCACTATCCTCATAAACATATTTAAATTCAAGGATATCGCCAAAACCTAAAGCATTTATTATATGGGTATTATAAGCATCTTCTAAAAGATTAGCGTATGGTTTGACAAGTTCATCAATTATACGTGTTTCAAAATCTTCCGTTGTAGAGCGGTCAGCTGATACATTTATCATTTTTTCCACAGGATAAGGAAATGCTGAACATACCATAGTAATCAAAAGATTAAACCAACTTTGATATAAAGTATCTTCAGTAAAACTTCTAATCTGTTTTGTGTCTAATCCTTTTGTGCCACCAACAATAGGTATTCTTCCAGTTCCTTCAATTTCATTCATAAAATATTCTCTAAATTTATCAACCTCATCACTTGTAGCTGTTTCACCAAGATTAATTAACATTCCAGACGTTTTAGTACTAACATCTTCATTAGTTTTATCAACACCTTCAATGTAATATCTAATATAATCATATGCTTTTAAAACAGGTGATAATCCAAAAGGTTTGTGAGTAAAGTTATTTTTAGACAAAAAACATAATTCACGTCTAGTAAAATATGTATTTCCATTGTCATTAATTTGCATATATTTATAACCATCTATATCAGTATAATCCATTGGGATTACGTGCTGGACTGTTGCACCATCTATAGGATATAAATAAAGAGGGTGATTAGGATCGTTAGCTTTACAAACTTCAAAAGCACCAGCATCCAAAGTCAAAATATCATCAAGAATCATAGCCTCAAATTTACGTCTTGTTTGGTCTATGTTCGGATTATCTATGATATTTTTTATTAATTTTATTTGCTTTGTATATTTTCGTCCACGAACTTTCGGTCTAATCTCATATTCCATTTTTGCAATTCTATCTTTAACTGCCTCGATTGGTTGAGATACAATAGGATTTTTCGCAAATTCTCTTAATTGTTTATAAGTTGGATTTCTAGGAATTGTACTTTTATAATGCGTATCAAAAATATTGTATCCAAAATTATCCGTAGGGATTGACTTAGACTCTGGAATATTTTTGGAACTAATAGCTGATGCCAAAATTCTTTTTAATTTCTCGAACAACCTTATCACTCCTCCTTTCACTCATAGTGCTAACGTTTGTGTTTAATGAACTAAAGCATAATGTATTATTTCTACTTTGTAATAATGGTCTCAATGCCATTTCTAAACAATCGACACCATCATCTCTATCTTTTGGATAGTTCTTCATTTGCCTCCATAACATAACGTGAGATTTATTAAATTTTAAATAACCATTTTTTATTTTAGGTATCATGGAATTTATTCTACGTTCTTTTTTATCATTTGCTCCATGAAAAATTTCAATCCAGTTAACATACATTCCTAAATCAATAAAATGTTGCTGAACTGTAGTAGAAAATAATGCTTGGAATTGGTTTGTTTCAACGACAAAACCTTCTAAAAGGTTATAATATTTACCAATTATTTTTTCCATATCTAAAATAATATCTTCTACTCTACGAACTTTAATAGAAGCTTCTAAAACATAAATATAATTATCTTCGCCCTCACCAAGAATAACTATTGCAGAAGTATCAGCCTTTCTATTCTTTCCACAGCTAGGATCTACCGCACCATAAACTCTTTTTATGTTTGGTGGATATTCATAAGTATTTTCTTCTAACCATTCTTCTTTGAATATTCGACTTTTTTCAGTTTGAGGATCGTTTTGAAACTCACTATTAAAAGCTTCTTCATCTTGTAAACGAGTTTCCATTAAATGTAAATACATATTTTCCCTTTGTGATTCCCATAAAACTTTCGTTCCTTTTAACATTTCTTTTTTATGTTTTAAATAAAACTCTTTAGCCGTATTATATGGATCAGGATCAGACAAATCTGTCATTTTTTCTTCCCATTCTAACCACAAAGTTGACTCTGAAAATTTAATAACTGCTCTATATATTTTTCTTTGCCACATACTATAAGTAGGTAAAGTTAATAATTTATATAAAAGAGAATCATATGACAAAACAGTACCAATGAAAAAGAAATCACAATTTGGTGAACCCATTTTCATAACAGCACTACTAAACCATTTATCTAATGTTGCTCTTTGTGTTTCTGTTGCAACACTTTCTTCACTTTCTAGGTCATCAATAATTACTAAGTCTGGACGAGATTTAAAATTTAAACCACGCATTTGCTGTCCAGCACCTTTACCAACACAATACGCACCTGTACTTGTTAAGATTTCCGAATTATTCCATTTAGACGAGCCTTGCAATTTACCGAACACTTTAATAATTAATTCATTAAATTCTAATTCTTCTCGAATACGAGTTAAGAATAATCTAGCCATATCTGCCGAACAAGATATGACAATAATAGTTTGTTTATAACCATAACAAATGCACCATAACGGGAAAGCAAAACTAACAAACGTACTTTTTGCGTGTCCTCGTGGTGCAGCTCTAACGTTCTTAGTTTCTTCATCTTTATGGTTAAAGATAATATCTTCCAAAGCTTTAACTAAATCATAATGAAATGTTGACCATGTTGATGAGAACTGCTCACCTAAAAAGGTTCTACAAAATTTTTCAAAATCGTATCTACATTCTTCTTTTATTTTTAAATATTTATCATCTTCATTATCACTATTTTGATTTATATTTTGTTGATATTCCCTATCTACCTCCAAGTCATTAGCAATTTCATCTAATAAATTCATGGTTTATCATCTTCTATAAAACTTCGGACAACAGAAACTGTTTTATAAAAATCCATTCCAGAAACTAACCATTCTGTTTCTTCAATTCTGTAATTTTTAAAATATTCAAATAATTTCTTTTCTAAAGAAGTTGCATTTTTACATACTTCCGAATATAATTTACACATTTTTAATCCTGTGGAATTTTCTATTTGCTTAATACGTCTAGGAACATTGTTTGTAATACCAAGTTTAATCCTACCGAGTTCATCATATAAAACATATATGCTTTTTTTATCATTCATAATTTCACCTCAACGATATAATTCTTTATACTTTTTCATTTCAGCCTGATGTTCTCTTCTTGTTGCTTTGTCTGAAAAATATTTTTTACCATTTATTTTTGGTCTATTTGCTCTTAATTTTTTCTTTAATTTATCTCGTTTGTTTTCGTAACTCATAAACTCACTCCTAATTTTTGGCTCATTTTTCCTTTATTTTTTGGACAATTTTTCTTAACAGGAACAATATCATTATCCTTTGGTATTCTTTTCATCAATTCTTTAATTTCAAAATCATCTCTTACACTCACTTTAAAATCGTTCCATACATCTAAACCAAATTTATTTATAACCATTTCTTCAAACCTACCTATAAATCTTGATATTGCAGAATACTTATAAATTAAAGATTGATTTTGAATAATAGTTTTTATTAAAGACTCTCGTCTTGTTAACAATCTCTCACTTGATGAAACAATAGCTGTATATTTTTTGGTATCAAGCTTTCCTTCTTTAGAATCTTTTTCTAAATCCTCAAACAAAGCTTGATTTAACGCTAAATTTTGTTTTATAACACCTAAACTATCTATTAATTCTTGATATCCATTAACAGTTCTTTGTCGTTCACCAGACATATCGCCTGTTAATCCTTTTCTTACACAGTAAGTATAAAGAGCGGTATAAGATACATTTACATCAAATTTCTCTTTAATAAGATTAATTATTTTTTTAAAACTATTACCTTCATATCGCCATTTTTTAATATCCTCGTGCATATTGTATTCATCAAATCTATTTCGTTTACCAACAGGAGCGTTATTTTTTACTACTAAAGCATCTTCACTCACAATAAATCACTCCTAAATTAATCTTTCACTATAAAATTTTCCCATTTCTTATAAACATCAACATAAGTTTCATTTTTATCGCCATTATAAGTAATTTCATAATACATTCCATCTGAAACACTTGTACTAACTAATGCTTTCCAATTCTGCAACGTCTTACTAAACCAAACTACATAAACATCATCTAGTGTAATTTGCTTATTATCAGTTTTATCTACATGAGAATTAAAATAATTCATTACTATTTTTCTTGCTTTTTCTTGTCTTTCATTTGCCATTTATTTCACCTTCTTTATTTTTTATTAACTTTTACAACTTTAAGCATTGTACCATTCAGACCTTCGCCTTACATTTCAATAACTTCTAGTTTATTCAACAAGTAGGAAGAATAAGTCTGAGCCATAAAGAGCGACCTTATAACTTCTTATTCCCATATTTGTCCTACGTGAGATTGATTACTCACAAATTTCACCTATCATTCAGAATTACATAAAGTGTTTTTCAAACATTTTATATTATTTTAAATATCTCCTTGACTGGCATTAGGCTACTTTAACTAAGTAATGTGTTATAGTAAAATTTCTCTTACATCACTGCCAATAGCTTACTTGACATTCAGTTAGCTCGATTTAACTGTCAGATTAAATGGCATAGCTGATTATTCTCCACTGGAGCGTCTATTATCGCTACCACACAACTTATGTTTTAACTAGCGTTACGATTTGCACACATTGTTATTCTTTTGGTTTACCCAATCGCTTTGCATTGTTACCTTTGCAAAAAAGCTCAACTTCAGCAATATCTCACCAAAGTCCTACTCAATCTACCAATGTTCCATGAAGTTTGATTAGAACGTTTTCACATGGTTGAATAATACAATGCTTAAAGTTGTAAAAATAAAAAACCCTAATGGGTTGCAACACCATAGTAGGTGTCGCAAGCAATACAAACTAAAAAAAGGATACAACCTCAGTCATATCCTTCTAAAACCATGTCGCAACTGGTTTTAATGTCTTTCATTTATAATATTGGCATCATTAAAGACACCATTATTTTCTTTTGGCTGCCTAAACAGGACTCGAACCTGTATCTTTCGGATTAACAGTCCTACGCATTACCAATTATGCTACTAAGCAATTTGGCAACCTGTATTGGAATTGAACCAATAATGACGGAGTCAAAGTCCGTTGTTTTACCATTAAACTAACAGGCGATTATGGAGGAAGCGGTAGGATTTGAACCCACGCATGATATCACTATCACCTCACTGTTTTCAAGACAGTTCTCTTAACCAGACTTGAGTACGCTTCCATATGGTACAAGCGATTGGAATTGAACCAATGACACGAGGAGCTTCAATCCTCTGCTCTACCAACTGAGCTACACTTGTATTTTGGTACGTGAGGTAGGAGTCGAACCTACGTTGTATCTTACGTGGTTGATTTACAGTCAACTGCCTTCGCCACTCAGCTCACTCACGCATATTTGGTGTGAAAGGAGGGACTCGAACCCTCATGTCATAAGACAATGGATTTTAAGTCCACTATGTATGCCAATTCCACCACTCTCACATTTGGCACAGAAAGAAAGATTTGAACTTTCCTTTATGGTTTTGGAGACCATTGTTTTACCACTAAACTATTTCTGTATATGGCAGATAGGAAGGGATTTGAACCCTTGCACGATTTCTCGTCTAGCTTCTTAGCGGGAAGCTCTCTTTACCTCTTGAGTACCTATCTACATTGGAGCTACTGAAAAGACTCGAACTTTCAACCTACTGATTACAAGTCAGTTGCTCTACCAGTTGAGCTACAGTAGCAAATAAGAAGTAATTCAAAGTAAGCAGATTATATAACGGACAAAACAATCATAAGCGGGATTTATGTGTTTTTACTTAAATAAGAATCCATGAAGAAATCGCTTAACTAAAACTTCAAATTACCCTTACACTATCTATTCATTTTTAGCGAAAAATATTCCACTTTTTTATAAAAAAATTAAATTTTTAATCAAATTTTAATCTTTAATCAAAGTTTTTTTCACTAAAAAATTAAAGTCTTTCATTGCACATATTTTTGTTGGGCAATCAATAGCTTCACTTTTTACACCACCACAACAAGCAATACAATTTTTTACTATTGCATCAACTAAAAGTTTATTTTGTTTTGGTGCAGATATTTTTTCAAATTTCTCTTTGAAACTTTTTTCTACTCTCATACTTTCTCCTTCATATTCTTTCTTATGTAGTTTATGTGTTCCGGGTTCTTGTTGCACTTCGCCCCCTACCCCCATAAACTAGCAACTTTAATACAACTCTTTCCTACTGCTTTGCAGTATGCCTACGGCATAGTTATTATATATATTCTTCATTCTTATTCTTCTTTACCAGTGGAAATATGCTCCCAAAAGAAAAAGGGCAAAAAGAAAAGTAATAAAATAACCACTCTGGTCTGCAAGGTTTTTAAATGTCCTTACACTATCTATTCATAATTAGCAAAAAATATTCCACTTTTTTATAAAATTTTTGTATTTTTTATGTATTTATGTATACAAAATACATTTATAGGATAATGTACTTTTAAAGTTGTAATTATTGCAACTTTTTTTTGAACATAAAAAATGCACCATCAGAATTTAATCTTCAAGTGCATTTTGTATATTTTTTCATTTTTTATACAATTATATTTTTTACCTTTTTTTATCATTCTTAGTAATACCTCAAATAGAAAACTAATGTTAATGTTTTAGTGTCATTTTTATCCTTAATTTTAATCTATATGGGTATCTATATTTTTATCTATATATTATCTATAAAATTATCTATATCATTTATCCCTAAATTTATCCATATCGCTAATAATTTTTGTTTATTTTTTGTTGAAATTTTTGTTATGTTTTTGTTGCAAAACGTAGATGCAATTCATAGAAATTATAAAAAATGGTGCAAATTTTGTCGCAAGACTAAAAACCACAGGCACACTCAAAAAGCAAGCCCGTTAGGAATAAAAATTTACACCCAGCCTCAAAAATCCAGCAATGACAAGGGTTTTCGGGTTCCAATCAGTTATAATATCCATTATAACATATATATATAATTTATTATATTATTGCTTTTTATTATAATTATAAATAATTGGTATCACTTGCCAGCCTAGCAGCATACTATAATTAATATTTATGTAATTATTTATAATATTTATAATATGCAGTTGCAACTTTATCATATCAAAAATTCTTGATTTAAGGTTAGTTATAAATTTTATTTATATCAAAAATAAATTTCATCTATGTTTAGCACTTAAAATATACAATCATAATTAACATCTATTTTAATCATAAATAATCTTTATATTTTGTTTTTATCTATGATGTGCAGCATATAATATACATATTATTTATACTTCTATTTAAATCTATAATTTAAATCTATTCTATATATTATATTATATTCTGTATATTTATACATAAGTATTTTACATATATATTATATCTTTTTCTTTATTTCTATTGTATAGCCTATAGCGTCTAGCATATCAAAAACCATTTCATATTTTAACGAATTTTCTTTTAAACTTCTACTAAATGATTGTTTAGTTAAATTTTTATTATATGCTGCATTGTATTTGTCTAAAATATCGCCTTGTGATAATCCTTCTCTATATGCAATCAGCATTATAACTTCTTTTATATCCTTATTGTTAATCATTTTTTATACCTTTTTTATTTCTATTGTATAGCCTATAGCGTCTAAAACATCTACCAGCATATTAAATTTTATATTATTGTTATTTATCATTCTGTTAAAACTAGCTTCTTGTATTTCTTTATTATATTTTTTATTATAACATTCTAATATATGGCGTCTTGATATTCCATTCTGATAGCATATATCAATAAATACTTTTTTTATATCCATTGCTTGATTACCTCCTATATACTTTTTTATATATTTTTTTACAAAAAAGTATTGACATTAACAATAATGTATAGTATAATATATTTGTAATGTTGATAAGGGAAAAACATCAAGTTTACACTTTATCTGTCAAAAGTATACATTTTTGTAAATTCAACATTTTTTATAAAAAGTAAACAAAAATGTTGACAAAAACAAATAGTTATGCTATAATAAATACATAAGGTTGAGATATATAAATCAATCAGTCATAATATATTATAACTGATTTCAGCATATTATTATAATAGTGTGTTGAAATGGGTTATAATACTCAAAGGCTGGCAAACAGCCAATATTTAGATATTGCGTCTGGGGGGACTTGATATCTTTTAGGCTTGTCTTATGAGCAAGCGTGTAAACTTATATCAGCCGAACCTTTCAAAAGGTAGGCGGTGAATTGTTCTTTTACAACTCAATATAGGGCAATTTTAATAAGAATTACCATCATTAGGGTTTATTGGCTCATTTGCCAATAAAACAGGTTCTTATTAATGAGCGTTGAGCAGGGAAAAGACATTCATAAGATGTCAATTTCTTAAAAAGTGCAAAACCACGAATACCGAAAAAAGGGTTCTTATCACTAGCCACGACCTATTGAATAGCGAGCAAGTGGTGGTATATCTTGAAATAGATACACGCAATATTATTGCCAGCCTTGATTTTATTTCTATGAATATTTTATCAGAGTTTAAACAAAAAGTCAATAAATCTATAACTGTGTTAGTAGTACACAGTATAATAAAAAGCTAGATTGTAACTCGGTTTATATTACCGCCCAAAAAATATACTTGCAATAAAAGGATTATCTAAGTAATTCACTTTTAGTTTATTTGTCATTCTATAAAAGCGACTGAATGAGTAGCAGTTGTGAAAGTTCCTCGCTTAGAACATAAATTACTATAAAAGCTTAGATAATCCTTTATTTATGAGTTGATAAGAACATAAAACAATTTGCTTTATGTTGTTATTAGCTTGTAAACAAGTTAAAATATTTATTGAGGTGATAAAATATGACCAATGACGAAAAAATGTTACAAATGATGAAAGCATTAACAAGTGAAGTCAAGAGTTTTAATACTAGACTTGACAACATGGATACTAGGTTTGATAAAATTGAAGCTAGACTTGATAAAATTGAAACTAGACTTGACAACATGGAAGCTAGACTTGACAATATGCAACATGATATCAAGTCAGGGTTTGATATGTTAGGTAGTTTTGTTAATGAAATAGAAAAAGCGACTACTGAAACTGAAAAACGCTTCAATAGATTAAAACAAGCAATTTAATACTTAATATTAAGGCACTTTATAGATATTCTATAGAGTGCCTTTTTTGTACATAAATTGGAATAAATCCAATAAAAAAACAATAGATTATAAGGTAGGTTTTAAAAATGAAAAAATTCGATAATGCAAGCACTCAAATAATTTTTGTGGAATATCCAGAAGGTTTATCAGTTATGCACTTAACAAAAGTGTATAAAAACGGCTGTTTAGTTGATTATGAACTTATTTACGCTGATGGTACATCAGACGAATTTTGCGAAAAATGGAATAGTGATTTTATTGATTGTGAAAATCTATCACCAATAACAATAAAAGCAGATTATTTCAAAGAATTTGAAAATGAATTAAAAGGGGCTATCAAAATGACAACATACAACACATATCAAGAATATAAAAATGCAAGAAAAGAAGCTTTCGATAAATTTTCTCAAGATAAGATTATTTATATAATTGCGTTTAGTGAAAAAGATTTTAAAGAAGGCTTAAAAAAACATAATGTTACAGAAAAAGAACTGATTTCTTTTGGTGGTGGCTGCTTTTTAATTAAGCAGTATAAAAAAGACTATGAAGAATATGCTAAACAACAAAATGATATTTTAAATAAATCCATTGCTGCTGATACCAAAGGGAATGGATTTATAAAATCTATGTTTGCTTACGAATTGGCAAACAATGAATACAGATATACAGAGAATTTAAAAGCCACGCTAGATAGTTTAGGCTTAAGTTATGAACAAATTGAAAATAATGCAGCCTTGAAAAATGGTTTAAATCTAGCGTTAAAAAGATATGATATTGATTAATTAAAAGGATTGATTATATATGAAAGCATTAAATAATTTAGATAAAGAAAAAATTATTAGTATCGTGATTGTTGGCAAGCGTTATCATGCTGCTAATTGTCAAACGTTTTTTTCTAGTGAAGCTTTTTTGACTACTAAACAAAACAATAAAACAGAAATTACAACAATATATATTCAAGGCAAGGGAGGAAATGATCAATATATATACGAAATATTTAAAACTTTAGGAATAACTAAAAAAGATTTATATAAATATAACTTTGTTATTGGAGGCACAGTATCAGACGTGCAGCGTAAAAAAGATTTATAAAGATTTATAATAAAGGCGGGTTTTAAGATGAGAAAAGAAATTATTTATGATTACTATTATACAAATAATATTGATGATTATTTTAATTCTTGTAAAGGTTATTCAAAAGAAGAATTAAAAGAATTATTTGATGTTGAGAATATAGACGATTTAACAGAAGAAGCAAAATACGATTATTACAATACTTATGTAAATGATAACTTTGATTTTGCAAAATCAGATTTAAATATAGAATTAGATAATGATATAATTGCTTTTGGTGATGTTGGTACGTGGCGAGGTACTTTTTTTGGATATAAAGAACTTAATGACAACAATTTAAGTGCTATTTTGCAAGATTTTAACTGTGATTATTTTAGTGTCTATAGTGATGGCTTTAATGTACGTTTTGTTGGTTCTCATCATGATGGTAGTCATAACTTGTTATTAAGAAAATGGAAAAAAGGAATTTCAGACGAACAAAAAGAAAAATTTTTAAACTACATTTACAATAATCATAAAATAACTAAAAGCATGATAAGCTATTACACTAGCAGCTTACTACCTTTTGTATCTAGGATTTATAATATAAAATGCAATAAAAAAGTATACAATAGCATATACAAAAACATATAAAAACACACTTAAGATTAATTCTAAGCGTGTTTTTTTAGTATAGGTATATAAATGTATTAATAAAGATTTAAACCGCTTTAAATGGCTTGTTAAGTCGGTTTTATTTGATTGAAAGGATTGATTATAATGTTACGTTGCAACACTAATAAAGTTATAGATAAGGCTATGGATTTTATAAGAAATGATTTAATTTATTATATTGTTTATGATGTAGAATTTAAAAATGATATTGAAATTTTACAGGCAATGCAAGAAAGTTATAAATATAGTAATAGTGAATGGAAAAACAAAAATATTATTTGCTATGAAAATAAATTTAAAGAATTTATATATAACTATTTGACTTTAGATTATACCGAAACTTCTATCTTTTTACAAAATTGGTTAGAAGCAAGCGAAAAAGACATTGATACTAAAAAAGATATCTTTGGTTATTTTGCACATATTTTATATAAAGCATTTTTAAAGATGTGTGATATAAATAAATTTAACTTTGATTTTAAATTAGCAGCCTATTAATAAAAGGATATAACTTATATGATTTTATATGATACCAACTAAGGCACTTTATAGAAATTCTATAGAGTGCCTTTTATTTATGAATTGAAAGGATTGATTATATTGAAAAATAATATTTCAGCAATATATATACAACCATTTTCAAAAACCACAAAAAATAATAGTTATTTTAGTGTTAATTGTTTAGTTGTTTTTAAAAATGGCACTGTAGAATTATATAAATCTGGAAAAATAAAAGATAGTATTTGTCATTATATGGATACTATTGTAAAAATTTTAGAAGAAAACCATTTAATAGATAAAATGAGTTTAGAAGAATTTACTGCAAATTATCGTGTGCTTATAAGCAGAATTATTAATGTAAATACTATAAATGATTTACTATAGGAGGATATATATATGAATAGCAAACAAAAAGAATATTTAAAATTAAAACAAGAAATGGCTTTAGGTGATATTGAGCAAGCAAAAAAACAAATTGATTTATACTTGTCTGATTTATCTTTTAAGATAGATAAATTAAGACAATATTTTTCTGTGCATGGTCTTTGTATTGATGGTGATATTAGAGAAATACACTCTATTACTAGCGAACTATTAGAAGAAAATAACATCATCATTAAAAATAATGCAGACTATAAGACATTTAAAAAAATGGAGGCTTTAGACATGGATAAACACATTGTAATTTTTGAAAGTTTTAAAATAAATAGAAATGGGAATAAGGTATATAAAATATCTGTGCTGCATTGCAATGATAAAGGATATAGAAATGCAACTGAATCGATTGCAAGCAAATTAAATTTGAGATATCGTACAGGATATATTTATATTCAAGATTATAAATCTTGTATCAAGGAATTGTTTAATAATAGCTTAAATGATGTTGAATTTGTAGACGATTAAAAGGAGTTTTTTATGGATAATTTAAAATATATTAATACACAAAAAATAAAACTTTCAAAACAAATAGATATACAAAATGATATTAGTAGCGAACGATATTCGACAAATGATATGGATTATTCAGAACGTTTAGAGTTAGCTTATAAAATAAATCGTCAATTAATAAATGAAAATTTAAAATATCTTTTAATAGCAGTTGCGAAAGAATTACATGAAGCAAATACAATTAGAATAGTACCACGTTGTCGAAAAAAAATAATTAATAAAATGAATGAAATAATTCAAGATGATAGTATTACAATTTATTATGATTATGATACCTATTTTTCAGTAGGTTTAAAAATATGTTGTAGTTATAATAGTGATAAAATAAATATAGCTGCATCGTATATTCGTAATCATACATTGCCTAATGATAAAGTAAAAACTAAAAGAGAATTATTAAATATTGTAAATAAAGTCTATATTATGAATAAAAAAATAGATGTATTAGATAAAAAAATAAATATGTATAAAAATGTTATTAGCGAAATAACAAAAGGGGCTATTATTTAAACACGCTTAAGATTAATTCTAAGCGTGTTTTTATTATAGGAGGATTAAAATATGAGATTAGGAAAATATGAAGAACTTAATGAGCAGCAGCAAGAAATTGTTTATACAAAATATGGTTGTCTTATTGATTGTGCAATAGATAGAGAAATTGACGGCTTAAAACAACAAATGGCAATAGAATTTGATTCTAATTTTAGTATAAAAATAAAACAAAAAAGCATTAATATACATGATGATGGTATTTATGGTATTAATATTTTTTATGTACCATTTGATGATAAAACAAGCTTAGCAGTAAAAACAATAGAACCTTTAATGGAAAACTTTTTGCAACTTAGAGAATATGATAATAGGCTTGCTAAATTTGATAATAGAACTATTAAAGTTTTTCTATCATTGTTTAATAATGATGATATTGAATTTGATATAGACAATAGCCTTGATACTGTTAATTATTATTGTTGGCGTAATTTAGACCATTATCCTAGATTGCAGCATAATTTAAACCGCCTTGTAAAATCACTAAAAAAATATTTTAAAGATTTATTGTGCAGTACTATAACAGAAATAAAAGGAGCAGCAGACTACTATTTTAATAACAGTGAGTTTTTGTTTGAAGTTTTTGATGATATGTTTTTTGATTTAGACACTTTAAACCTTGTTAAACACATTAAATCTAATCCTAAAGATGTAACAGAAATTAATAATATTTTATCTGTTCTATCTTTAAAGATAGACAAATTAAAACAAGATTTTTCTTTAAACAATGCTTTTAATAAACAAGATATCACAGAAATAAAAATATTAATAAATACAATCGAAGGAGCTGAATAAAAATGTTAGCATTGAGAACATATTATATACAAAATAAATACCTATTGTATACAATAGGTGATATTAATAATGATAATCTTATTTATGATTATTATATAAAACTCATCAATTCAAAAGGTACAGGGTATAAAGAAATGCTTTTCTTTGATAAATGGAATGGCAAATATATAGATTTAGGATTGATTAATAATGATATTCTATTGTCTAGTATAGATAATCTAAATGATATTACAGAAGCTTTAGACAGATTAATAAAATTTAATAATTCAATGGATATTCTTTATATTAAAAACGACACTGTATATAAAAAAACATTTTACCAGATGTCATATCTATTAAAAGAAAAATTTTATTTGATAGAAGCAATATTTAATAAGCAGCAAAAATGTTATTATGAACCAAATTATAATCCATATGTAGACGAATGTATAAAAATTGCTGACAATGAATATATTAAAGTTAAGCAAAGATATAGAATTTACATTGAAGAAAACGATATTCAGAAGCCAATTAGTCTATTAGATGCTACAAATGCAATAGTACCTTTGGTTGATGCTTTCCAATCGTTTATAAAATCTTTTATTCATGGTGAAAATAGCGAAGTTTATAATATCTTTGGGAATAAAATAATATTAGTTTTTGAAGGAGCTGAATAAAAATGTATACATTAAGTGATTATGTTGCAATGATTGAAGAAGGAAATAATACAGTAATTCTATTTAATAGAATTGTAGACTTAATACAAAAAGATTTACTTTATAAAACAACATCTATTAACAGCTTGATAAATTATATGGAAAATATAGGGCTTTATGTTACACTACACGACTATACAAAAGATAATACTATGCAATTTGCTTTTCATTCTTGTAAATATCTATATATAGAATATAAACCTATTAATAATGAGTTTATAAAAATAATTGATGTTAGATTTTAGGAGGGTTTATTTATGAATATGTTATTAGATACATTTATTTTTATATCTTTGATTCTATGTGTTTTCACAGATGATTTAGTTGAAATTAAATCAACATTATATTTGATACTAATGATAATGTTAGTTGTATTATTGCCAAACGTGGTACTAACAAAAAGCAGATATTATAACAAAAGAGATAGATAAAATGCACTTTATAGAAATTCTATAGAGTGCATTTTTATTATAAATAAAAGAAGGGCAAATAATAGGCTGCTATGCTTTTGCTAGATTATAAGAATAATTAAGAATTGAATCAGAGGGTATAAGTTAGAGTTTAAATCTAATTTATACCTTTTATTGAGTTCTTAATAATTTTATAAACAAGGTGGTATTACTATGTATTTAAAAAATATGTCTTTCAAATGGGACTGACTCAAAATGGGTAGATTTGAGCAAAAACCCAAACTTAAAAAATATTTCTGAAGAAATGGGGAGTATTTATGTAGATGATATAAAAACTGATTTAGATTTTGATTGGATAGAATTTGATGAGCTACAGAATATAATTAATGTTTTCAATTATTTGAGTTCTAATCGCTTAAAGAGTGATTTTAAAAAGATATTAGAGCTAGGGCTATCTTTTTATGAAGCCTATGACAAGATAATTGAAAACATTAATTATATTTTTAAAGCTGATGATATATATGACGTTGGGGTATATATGGTCAGTAATAACCATTGGACATATAAACGAAATGAAATTCCAGATGATATATACAAAGTATTAGATTTTCAACTAATTGGCGAAGAATTTTTTAATTCTTGGAACTGTGATTTTATAGATGGTAAGTGTATAGCAGTTTATTAAAAATTAAATAAAAGGTAGGTTATAGAAATGAATGATTTAAATGATTTATATATAAATATATTTTTAAATAATCCTAAAAAATATAATAATAGTAATACTTATTGGAAAGAAGAAGTAAAAGCGTTATTTGAATATCTAAAAGATTATGACAAGACGTTATTTTATTTTCAAAAACAAGCTTTTCAATATTATCCAGATGTATTTAATGATGAAGAATTCGGTCGTTATATGGTTAATATAGGTTTATTTGGTGAAATTGATGAAGCTTTAAAAGATTATGTTAATTATGAACTTTTAGGGAAAAATACTCGTTTAAGTGCTAATGGAAAATTTGTTAGTAATGGTTTTATTGAAATTTATTCAGTATAGATGGTAAATGTATAGTAGTTTATTAAAAATTAAATAAAAGGTAGGTTATAGAAATGAAAATGAATAATACAAAACGAGTTATAAAAGCGTTAAACAAATTAGAATATGCTATTGTTACAAGAAATAGATTAAGTAAATTTATGCAAAATATAATTTTTCATGGATTTATTATTGTGGAAATGAAGCCGACAATTATACAAGGCTAAAATATTTTAACGGTGAAACATTAATCACTATTTACGCTAGAGAGCATAGAAATAATACTTACGAACTATTGTATATAGAAAGTATAAAAAATGAAAATGATGTTAAGCAGGAAATTATAGACGAAATAAAAGACCGTTGTTTAAATCAAGATTTTTCTATTATAGGTTATGAAGTCAATAATGAAATAATGGATTTAGGCGGGAGCGATATCTTTGATGATATTAATTATTTAGACTTATTATCAGTAGATAATAATAACGGCTATGGTACTATGGTTCATTGTGTTCCTTATAAATGGTTTGATTGGGATATTTATGATCGACAATGGATAGAAGTAAATTGTTCTTTAGATATATTTGTAGAATACAAAATAGATAAAGATAGTTTAGAAAAAATAAAATCAATTAATAATAATGATGATATTTATTATGAAGATGTTGATTGGAAAGAAGAATTTTGTAATGGAAAATTAAGAGTTATTAACATACAAGAACTTTAATAATAAATATTTATTATTATAAACAAGAGGTGAATATTATGAGTATTATTCTAGGGTTTTTAATGGCACTATTTATCCTTTTATTAACATCATCAAACGATCGTTATTAATAATAATTTAGAGGTGAAACCAATGTTTACAAGATATTTAGAGGAAATCAAGTTAAGTAGAGGAGATAAAACCTATACAAAATATACACAAATATTAAGAAAATTTGAAAATAAACCCATAAATATGGGTACAGTAAAAGAAATTATGAACTTAAATATGTCTATTAATTCAAAGAAATTCTATTTATCAGTTTGGATTAGAGCATTGAAGTTTTACAAAAAAGACTGTGAAGAAGTAGAAAGATTTACTAAAACTATTCATACACAAGAAAAACTTGCAGAAGCACCAACACAGGAAGCAGTAGAAAAAATTATTAATAGTACAACTGATAAAAAAGTTAAGCTGTTAGTATCTTTAATGTCATATGCTGGACTTCGTATTTCTGAAGCTCAAAATATGCTTATTAAAGATATTTCTTTAGAGGAAAATAAATTCATTATACGTAATACAAAAAATCATACGGATAGATTATGTATTATAAATTCTAAATTAAAGCCACTGTTAATAGAATGGCTTAATAGTAAAGACCGAAATACAGGGGACTATGTTTTTAACTCTCCTCGTGGTGGTAAATATACTACAAATTATCTAAAAGATATTGTTAAAAATCATTGTATTAAAGCTGGATATCCTGCCTTGCATTGTCATTCATTTAGACATTACTTTGCAACTAATTTCTATCAAAAAAGTCATAGTAATATAGCTTTAACAGCTAGAGCTTGTGGACATAAAAGCATTAGCACAACAATGAGATACATTGCGACAAGTGCATCAGATTTAGCAAATATAATAAATAAATTCTAAAAATATGCTTGACAAAATAACAAGCCAACAAAAAAGTGTATTCAAAGAGAAAAGGAGATTATATTTATGGAAAACGAAAAAATAATGAATAAAATAATGGCACTACTTAATAAAACTGTAGAGAATGGAGCAACTGAACAGGAAGCTATTGCTGCTGGTTTAATGGCTCAACGTTTAATGAAAAAATATAAGATTTCAGAAGTGGTAGACGCTACCAAACCAAAAGAGGTAATTCGCAATGATGTTAAAATCAAAACTAAAACATGGATAACATCTCTTGCTGGTGTAATAGGTGATAATTTTTGTTGTAAAGTTATTAGAACAAGGGCGATTAACGTTATAACTAGAAAACCAGAATATATTATTAAATTTTATGGATACAAACAAGATGTAAAAGTAGCTACAAAAATGTTTAATACTTTATGCAAAATTATTGATAAAGGTGTTGTAAAGCAGAAAGCCTTAGCTAAACGAAAATATGGAACATCTAAAGGTGTTCAAAATGCTTATACCCTTTCTTTTATTAGAGCAGTTAATAAAGCATTAAGTGAACAATGTAAAGCATTACAACTTGTTATTTCTAATCAAGTTGTTGCTAAAGTAAATGAACTGTATCCAGATATTAAAGATGGAGAAGTAAGATTTAAAATTGAATATTATAGTGAAGCTGCTATAAGTGATGCTAGAAAACAAGGCGAGATAGATGGTAGAGAAGCTACAGAAAGAAGAAAATTAAAGTGATTTGATATAATAAATAAAAAAAATAAACATAAGGAGAGAATAAAATGTATTCACAAGAAATAGATAAAATATTAACAGATAACAGATTATCTTTTAAAGCTAAAGGTATATATTTAATTATTTATCAAGGTAAAATCAACATTACACTTGAAAATTTAAAACAAATAAGTTCAGATGGAACAACAGCGATTGCTAACGGAATTAAAGAATTAGAACAATTAGGATATATAAAAAAAGAAATTGTTCGGGAAAATGGAAAATTCAAGAAGGTTTTGTATAAAATTACAAAATAATGTTATAAAATCTTATTTTATTGATTGGAGATTCTGTATGACAAAAAGACGATATTGGTTAAAACTTAGAGAAGATTATTTTAATTCACCAAAAATAAAAAAACTTAGATCAGTTGCTGGTGGTGATACCTACGCTTTAATATATTTAGAATTGCAATGTTATTCTATAAAAAATGAAGGCATTATTGAATTTGAAGGATTAGAAGATAACCTTGCAAAGGAATTAGCTTTAATCTTAGATGAAGAAGAAATGAATGTAGCATATTTATTATCTTATCTTGAAAAATATAAACTTATTGATTGTATTGAAGAAAATAAATATGCCCTAGTTGAAGCAATGGGAGCTATTGGTTCTGAAGCTGAAAGTACAAAACGAGTACGAGAATATAGAGCCAGACAAAAAGCGTTACAATGTAACGATAATGTAACGGATATGAAACGTGATGTAACAAAGTGTAACGATATATATAATAAGAATAAAGATATAAGAAATAAGAATAATATATATAATAATATAATGATTGATATAAATATTATTAATGATTATATAAAAAATAATAATTTGGAATATGTGGATGCTGAAGAATTTTATAATTATTATTCTTTACGGGATTGGAAAACCAAGAATGGTGAACCAATTACAAATTTAGTAGCTTTATTAGTTAGTTGGAATACTAGAAATAAAGTTAGAGTAGAGGAAACAAGAGAAACACAAAGAAAAATGAATGAACGACATGATTATGCTGCTGATTCTAATAATGTACCTAAACCTGTACCTTTAGAAGTTCCTGAATTTTTACCTGAAAATGCAAGTGATTTTTTAAATAAGTTAGCTAAAAGTGGAAAACAAAGCACTGTATTACAATCTATTATAGGAAATTTAGCTAAAGAAAAGGAGATGGAATAAGTGTATAAGATAAATCAATCAAACTCTACAGATATTGCTTGTTATATATACTTAAAGCAATATAAACTACGGGTATTTAAAATTTTTTTTACTACAGGGCTTGAATGGAGCTAGAAGCATGATAATATAAAAAATGTAGTAAAAAAGAAGGAGAGCTTTGTTAATGATAAATAGTATTTCTTATAGCTTATTAGGAAACAGAAAATATTACTTGTTGAAAGATGTATTTAATCTTACTAAATTGCACACATATGTTCCTGAAAGATTATTAAAGGACATAGACAATGATGAAGTGCTACGTGTTTGTTTACAAAAGAGTAAAGGCGGAATAGCTAAGAAAAAGACTATTTACGTAACAGAGGGTGCTGCTAGGCAGATTTTAAATAAATATGTAAAACCTAATAAAACATCTTTATTTGAGATAATTGATTTAGCAAGAAAATATGGTGTATCTGAAGGTTTTATAATAGCCCATATATATGCAGGCGATTTAGAAAAACAACTTGAGTATAGACGGAAATATTTTGGAATTGAAGATGAAGTAAAATCATATAATTGTAGAGATTTCACTAAAAAAACAATATGGTAATTATAGAATAAACTAAATCTTCAAAAGATTACGTCTATTATTGTATAGTTAACATATATGAACAAAAGGAAATAGAATGGATAAAAAAGTTATAAATTATATTCCCCATTTTAAATATATAAACGAGGAATTAGAAAAAGAAATATCTCAAGAAAAGAGAAAAAACCTTATATGCACTCTATGTTTAATATTAGGTGCAACAATGATGATAGGATAGGTGAATAAAAATGAATGAATTATTAAAAGTGGAGATTAATGCAAACAATGAACAGGTAATAAATGGTCGTATGCTTTATGAGTTTTTACAAATAAAAACTCCATATACAATGTGGATTAATAGAATGATAAGCTATGGCTTTATTGAAAATATTGATTACGTAACGGATAACAAAAATGTTAGCCGTACAGATGGAGCAATAATGCCACAAAAAGAGATTAACCATATATTAAAACTAAATATGGCAAAAGAGTTATGTATGCTTGCTCGCAATGAACGAGGGAAGGAAGCCCGTAAATATTTTATTAAATGTGAAGAAGCATGGAATAGTGAAGATATGATTATGGGGCGAGCATTACAAATAATGCACAATAGGTTACAAAACACAACGAAACAATTAGAAGAAGCAAAAGCATTTATTGAAGAAGCAAAACCTAAACTTACGTATTATGATACTATTCTTAATTCTGTTGGGACTATGACTAGCAGTCAAATTGGTGCTGATTATGGAATGAGTGCTATAAAATTAAATAGAATTTTAAATGAGCAAAAGTTGATTAAAAAAGTTAATAATCAGTGGATTTTATATGCAAAATATCAAAATCAAGGTTTAACAGAAAGTAAAACTTTTGATGTTGAGCATGGTTCTATTGTAGGCTCTTATGTTTCTACTAGATGGACGCAAAAAGGTCGTTTGAAAATCCATGAAATATTAACCAAATTGGGTTATGTGGCAAATGTTGACAAAAGCATAAATCGTATGAGTAAGAGAGATAAATTTGTTGCACAAGAAAAAGCAAGACAATTATCTCACATTGCATAGAAAATAAAAGCCTAGAGGGTACATTTTGTACTCTCTAGGAACAAATAAAAGGTGATATATATGAAAAATGAAAATTTAATCAAACAATTTATGGAAGAAAATGGAATAGAGTTTAATAAACCATTTTGGGTTAAAAGTAGTAATAACGAAGTTAAGTATAAAATAATAGAAAAAGAAGGAATGTGGGGAACTATACCAAAGATACAGTTTTATAGTAATGAAGGTGAATGGAAAGAAACAGACTTAAGTTGGTTATTATTAATTATATTTTGCGAAGGATATGAAATTACACCATCCAAACAAAGACCTAAAGATGGAGAAGAATTTTGGTATATTACTCCACACGGAACTATTTTTTCTGTATTATACCATTCATATGTTGCGAAAGACATTGCGTTGTTTTTAATGGGAAACTGTTTCAAAACAAAAGAAGAAGCGGAACAAAATAAAGAGAAAATATTAAAACTGTTAAGAAGAAATGAACCTTTAGTTGATTTAAAAGAGGTGTACTAAGTGTATATTGAGCGATTAACAAAAGAACAACTTTTTGATTTAACAAAAAAATGTTTATTAATTCATAAAGCGAGAAACTTAAATGTAAAAAGAATAGAAATATTAGATGCAACAAAAAAAGGTATTCCTGTTCTTGCTATAGATAATAACGATAATGATATTGGTTATTATATCTTAGGAGATTTTAAGGTTGAAAAATATTACTTTGGTAAAATACTTAATCCAATTAGATATACAGATATTATGATAAAACATTTTGGTGAAGAATATGCAGATAATCTTTTAAAATACTATAATATCAATCCTAATACAATAAAAAATATTTATTCTTTACCTACAGATTGGGAGGATAAGTAATGGACTTTTATTCAACAAAAGAAAGAAATAAACTAATACAAGAAGCTATGGATAGCTATAAATATAAAGACTTACCTTTAGAGATTGATGATTTTTTTGCTACTCATAAGTCAGTTTATGTTTATAAAGTAGTAAAAGCATATAGAAATAGATTAAAATTATTGAAAATACTACCTGATAATTTTGTTCATGGCAATGATAATTATGATAAATGGATTATAGTTAGTGATCGTGTTCTTAAATATGAATTAGAAATGATGATAAAACATTCTAATCATGAAAAAGAAAAAAGATATAATTTATTTTCTAAGTTAAAAAATGAATATAATATTAATACTATGTTATTAATAATAAAGGATATACTAGAAAAAGATGATAAAATGCTAAATTTATCTATTTGTATAAACCTAATAGATAAACTTTTTTACTCAAAAAAGTGTAAAGGACGCAGGTCTGATACTATTGATGGTTTAATTCCACTATTTCATATAATAAAACATTTGTATTAAAAGGAGAATAAACAATGATATTAAAAGGGAAATTCAATACTGCAAAAATCTTTACTGAAAATGTAGAAGAAGCTTGTGTTGAACAGATTAAAAATTTGCTTAATATAGAAGCTTTTGCAGGTACAAAAATTCGTATTATGCCAGATTGTCATGCTGGTAAAGAAAAAAAAATAAAGGTGTAATAGTATTATGGATAAAAAGATATTAGATGCTTGCTGTGGTAGCAGAATGTGGCATTTTGATAAATCTAATAAAGAGGTATTGTTTATGGATAATAGAGAATTAAATACAACTTTATGTGATGGACGAAAGCTAATTGTTAGTCCAGATATTTTGGCCAACTTTACCAACATTCCTTTTGAGGATAAAAGTTTTTATTTAGTTGTTTTTGACCCACCGCATTTAAAGTATGCAGGCAGTGAAAGCTTTTTGGCCAAAAAATATGGAACGTTACCAAAAGATTGGAAACCTCTTATAAATAAAGGGTTTGAAGAGTGTTGGCGAGTGTTAAAGGATAATGGAACTCTAGTATTTAAATGGAACGAAGAACAAGTTCTCACTAGCGAAGTTCTAAAGGTTATTTCAAAGAAACCTCTTGTTGGCCAACGTAGAGGAAAAACAATATTTTTAGTATTTTTTAAGAGTGAAAATTAAGAGTGGAAATTAAAGGAGTTTTTGAATGAGAAAGCTAGTTAGTGTACAAAAAATTAAAAATATTCAAGATATTCAAGGTGCTGATAAAATTCAGCAAGCTAAAGTTTTAGGTTATCATGTTGTAATTAAAAAAGGAGAATTTAATGATGGTGATTTAGTTGTATATTGTGAAACAGACACTATTTTACCAAAAGATAATCCTTTGTTTGCATTTTTAGAAGGAAAACCAATTAAAACAAGAAAAATGCGTGGTGTAGTTGCTCAAGGAATTTGTTTTCCTGTTAATATTCTTGAAAACTATCAACAATATAAAGAAGGCGATATTGTTACAGATTTAGTTAATGCTAAAAAATATGAACCAGACTTTAACAATATAACCAATGTTGAAGGAGATTTTCCAAATTGGATTCCAAAAACTGATGAAACTAGAGTTCAAGATTTAGAAGGTGTTTTGAAAAAATACAAAAATACTGAATGTGTAATCACAGAAAAATTAGATGGTAGCTCTATTACTTTTTGGTTAGATGATAATGATGAACTTCATGTATGCAGCAGAAATAGAATTGTTGATAATAATAGTTGTTTTTATAAAATTGCTAGTCAGTACAAAGAAGGTTTAAAAAATATTCCTAGAAACATTATTATTCAAGGTGAATTAGTTGGAACAAAAATCCAAAGCAATAAATATAAATTAAATTGTAAAGAATTTTTTGCTTTTAATGTTAGAGGTTTTGGAGATTATTTTAGTTTTAAACAAAGCGTAGGGTTATTAAAATTAGCAAATATTCATACAGTACCTATTTTAAATAACAGCTACTATTTATCAGATGACGTAGATGAACTTGTGCAAATGTCTAAAGGGCAATCTACTATTGGAAATACACCTAGAGAAGGAATTGTTATTAGACCTAAAAGAGATATTTATGTTAATAACAATTATAGTTTTGCTGATGGCAGATTATCATTTAAAGTTATTAATCCAGATTTTTTATTGAAATATCACTTATAAGGGAATAAACATAATTGTTAATAATATATGGGGGCAATGAAAATTTCAAAGTAATATCTTTACAGTATACACGAATTAAAATACAGGTTTATTTGTAGAAATAACTTTAAATAAGAAGAAGGCGAAAAAATGAAAGTTAATGAAAAAAGGCGAAATGTAAGAAAAGTTGTAGATAGATTGGTAAAAAGTAGGATAGAAAATTTTATGCCAAGCTATATAGCGTATATGACTGGAACAAATGTTGATGAAGCAGAAAAGTTTTTAGATGAGTTGACCTTACAAGATGCCGAGATTTTAAGAATAAATTATAAATTTATATGTCCAGAATGTAGTAAAGTGAAATATTTTGAAAAAGAAAGTGATTTAGTCAAATTTCAAAAAAGTGATTATGAATGTCCGATTTGTGGCAGTGAAATACTCAAAGAGGATATAGAAAATAATACATTTAAGATATATGTTTTTGATAAAGAATATAGAGAAAGAAGAAAGAAAAAAGATGAATGAATTTATTGAAAACAGGGATAGTTAGGAAGGTGAGATTTTAAAATGCTAGGTAATAAAACATATAAAGAAATAGAACGTGCATTAAACGAAGAAAGATACAAAGAATATTTATTAAACTATCCAAAAGTTATTGGTACTGAAGATGGTGCTTTAGTTTATAACGAATTACTTCGTATAAACAAAATTCTAGGTTATGAACCAGAAAAAGTTCAAAAAGATATAGATGCACTAAGAAAAACACACGAATTAAAAATAATGCCGAAGTATTTTGATGCAATAATAAACGGATATAAAAACTTTGAAATTAGAAGAAATGATAGAGGTTTTAAACCAAACGACATTCTTATTTTAAGAGAGTATGACCAAGTAAAAACAGAATATACAGGTTGTAAAGCTAGATGTGAAGTTCTATATGTCTTAGACGATAAAGACTTCCCACAAGGGATACAGGAAGGATACTGTGTTATGGGAATTAAGGTTTTAGGATATACAGATTTTGATGAACAAATAGAAGGTGAATAAAAATGGAAATTATTGATGTTACAGGGATAGAGCTTCCTAGTTTAGATAAAATAAATAAAGATATAGCTATTAATAAAGATACTTATGTACCGACAGATATTTTTGATTATGAAGTCCCATTATTACTAAAAGATGCAGAAGGCAAAGATTTTACTAAAAAAAATTTGCAGAAAAACAATAACTGAAGTATGAGAGGAGAATAAAAAATGAATAAAGATAGAGATATTCCTCGTAATGGTGATGTTTGGGTTTATTTTGAAGGAGGAGAATATAAGATTATTGACATAGCTAAAGATGTAGATACTAATGAAGATTTAGTAATTTGTCATAAAGTTCCTATTGATGAAGAATGTAAAGTCCTTGCGTATAAATTAAAAGATTTTATGCAACCAATTACAGCAGAACAAAATGATTTATTAAGCAAATGTAGTTTTTATAAAAAGAACCCCAAATTGAAACCAAAATACAAATTTAATTTATCCCATTGTGGAATATTTCTTTTTTGCGAAAAAAAAGAGAGAAAATTTGATAAATGCTTTAATTGCAAAAGATATGGAAATACTTACAAATAAAAAAAAGGTATAAATTATATGACAGAAACAGAAATGCAACTTAAATTAGGCAAACATTTTGGTATAAAAAATATCTGTATTCCTAATGTTCTGATGACAGGTGAATATAGAAAAGAGATGTTACCAGAAATAGAAAAACTAGAAGCATGGCAAAAACCATCTAAAATGTATGAAGCTGATATAGTGTATATCACTAAATCAGATTATCTAGTAGAAGTTGAAATCAAAGTTGATATAAACGACTTCAGAAATGATTTCAACAAAAAAGTATATCATTCTTCTCCGCTCGTAAGTGCTTTATATTATGCTTTTCCTGAAGAGCTATATAAAAAATATGAAGATGAAATACGAGAGAAAGTAAACGGAATTGCAGGTATAATAACAGTTTCTTATGATTGTAAAATTAGGGTTAAAGCTCCAAAAAGAAAAGAAGTTTCACCATTAACAGATATACAAATAAAAGATTTTATGCGTATAGGGTGCATGAAATGGTTTAAGGAGTGGTAAATATGAGTAACAATATTGGAAAAAATAATTGTTTGTTCTGTAAATATTTTTTTAGAGATGAAATAGAAAAACCATGTTGTGAATGTAAAATAAATTCTAAATTTATTGATGGAAGTATTTGTAATATATGCAATTATAAAAAAGGAAATATCACTCAAGATTACCCATGTAATATTTGTGATGATAAAAATTCAAAATTTAGTTATTTAGGTAAATATGATAGAGGTGTTTTTTAATTGGATGAAAAAAAGCTGAAATTAATGAATGACGCTATTAGAGTTATTAGAAATTTTTGCAATGATTTAGATATAGACTGTTCAAATGAATATTGTTCTTTTTCAGTTAATTGCCCAGTTCATACGATTGAACCACCATGTAATTGGATTAATTTAAAAAAAGAGGAGAATAGTAAAAAATGAGTAGAGAAATTTTATTTAGAGGTAAATCAAAAGAAGATTATGGTTTAATTTATAAAAAAGGGGATTGGGTTCAAGGAAATCTTATTGAGGGTGTAGGCGGAAAAGATGATTATTATATTAATCCAAAAGGCACTTTGATTAATATTAGAGTTGAAGCAGAAACAGTTGGACAATATATAGGAGTAAAAGACTTCAAAGATAATCCAGTCTATGAAGATGATATATTGGTTGACCAAAGTCTTGATGAAGATATGGAAAAAGATTATGGTACAGTTTACTGGAGTGAAGAATGTGCAAGATTTTTTATTGGGTTTAATCTCAATCCAGAAATGGACGCTTATGATGCTAGATATTATACGGTGGTCGGCAATATTTGGGATAATCCAGAATTAACAGAAAAAAATCCCTTGAGCAAAAAGGAATAACAAATGACATTTACTGATGAAGAAATGAAAAAATGTTTTCAAATATTAGATGAACTACTAGAAGAGTATAATATTCCAAATAAACTATCGCCTGATGGAATATCTAGGATTGATGGTATGACAGTTGAAGAATACTTTAAGACTCATGATTTATGGGAATGAGGAAAATAATATGAAATTATTTATTCTAACCATTGCAAAAGAACAAACATATTACAGTTTTGATTTTGAAAAAGATATATCTGTATACAAAAATATTTATACTGGTGTATTTAATAGTAGAAATAAAGCAGAAACTGTAGCAAAAAAATATTTAGATAATAATAGTCCTTTTGATGTAAATATTTTTTATATTACAGAATGTGAATTAAATGAAATTACAGATATAAGTCAAGAATATATATCTTAATTTAAAAAGGAGAATATGCAATGAACGAATTACAATTAATTAACGAACACGGGAAAATTTATGCTGACAGTCGTCAGGTGGCTGAAATGATTGGGAAAGACCATGCAATGCTAATGCGTTCAATACGTAATTATGAAGAAATTTTAGCCACTGCAAAATTGCAGGCACCTGATTTCTTTATTAAATCTAGTTATTTAGACAATCAAGGAAAGCGTAGACCTTGTTACAAACTTACTCGCAAAGGTTGCGACATGGTAGCAAATAAATTAACTGGCGAAAAAGGTATCTTATTTACTGCCGAATATGTAACCAGATTTGAAGAAATGGAAAAACAACTTAATCAAATTAGTGAAACTAAGATAACAGAATACCAACAAAAAGAATTAGAAATTAGAGAAAATGAAGCTAAGGCAAAAGTTGCTGAATTGTGGATAAAACTAGGGGATAGAACTAATATTCCAGAATATAGACAGATTACTGATAGCTATGCTTCATTAGCTCTTGCTGGTAAGCCTGTACTACCATTGCCAGAAGTAAAAGAAAAGACTTATTCAGCTGGAGAAATCGGTAAAATTTTAGGAGTATCTGCAAATAAAATTGGTAGATTAGCGAATGAGTTTAATTTAAAAACAGAAAAATATGGTAAATACTTCTATGATAAATCACAGTATTCTAATAAAGAAGTTGAAAGTTTTAGGTACTATAATAGTACTATTGATGTATTTAAGGAGTTGTTGGCATAG